ATAGCATGAATAACACTATCGGGCATAGGTGCATAGTTAGCACTATCTGAATGAAGACTCGTTAATGAATATCGTGACGTGTCTACATACATTAAATTCCACTGTTCCTGAGAAACACTTATAATAGAATCTCGAACATTAGATAAGAATATAGGGTCTTGTTCATTATAATAAAATGTAGTATCTGAATAGATTACTGAATCCTGAGAAGGTAAATTAAGATATGTTTGAAAATTAGCTGTATCTCCTATTACTTGATTGCCTAATACATGAAGATTAGGATATATATAGAGAGGAGGTAATATTGGAGATTTTATAGTAATGCTAACAATATCCCAAACCGACATTGAGTTATTAGGAGTATGAATAAATTTTGTTACTGAGTCAGTAGAGGGAAGGACAGCATATATCACATTAGTAATAATACAAGTATCTGTTGCTGGTTCACTCCATTCAATAATAATTGTGTCTGCTATATTACCAAGTACTCTTTCATCAGCAACAACCCAAACCTCATTTGTAGTCCACGGAGTTGCTAATCCACTACCATTATCGGGATTTTCATAAATGTAATCTATATGTTGTTCCGGTAAAGTAAATAAGTATATGGTATCTATATTCATGCTTACATAACTACTATCTTTAGCATAATTAAAAGAATATCTGGAAGTATCAGTATAAGTTAATAACCATTGTTCTTGGCTTATAGAAAGTACACTATCTCGAACATCAGCAGTAAAGTAAGGGTCTGTTTCATTTACTGATTGTGCAGTATCATACGTAATTTCTCCTGTTAATGTATCGTAATATAGAATATTAGATTTAGCTAAATTACTAATCAATGGAGCATATACTTCCCCTGTAGCATTAATATGAAATACCTTAGTAGTATCATTAGCTTTATATCCAAGACTATCCTTAGTGGCATAAAATGAGTTATAATGATTTTCTAAAGAGCCATTAAACAAATAGAATGGATTATTACCTTCTTCAGATAAATCTAAAGACATTGCAGTATAGCCTGCTTCATCACTATTACTTCTATCTATTATAAACTGTAAGGTTGGAATATAAGATAATCCCACACCGTTAGTATCATATACACCAAAACCTGCTGGATTAATTAAATCAGAAGAAACATTTAAAAAACCTCTAACATCTAATGTACCATTAGGATAATCAGTACCAATAGCAACAACATTACCTGAATCTACAAGAGATATAATATCATAACCTTCCGTACTATATGTTGATTTCCATAGAGTATCTCCCGTATAAGGAATTATTGTAGAGTTACTGAATAAAGAACTATCTGCCTTATATAGAGTCCCATTTTCATCAAACCCTGCAACATATTTAACAGTAGATTCGGGAATACCAGTAAACTTATAATTACTATCGGTTATAGATAGCACTGTATTCATAGCACTTTCTATATAAAGATTAAATGTATCAGCAGTTATCGTAGCATTTTCTTTACTATTAATAGCTACCGAAGTATGATTTCCAGCAAATAGTTCAACAGAATGCCTTCCTCCAACAGTCTTATTCATAGACGCACTCAATCCACTTGTAGTCCCATCAAGTAAATTAACTCCCATAATAGTTCTCACTAACATTTCACTTTCACTCCAAACATGGTCTATCATCCATACACTATCTTCTAATATACCAAACACTAAATTAGAATCGTTACCAAATAAACCAGTATTATAATGTCCAAATATAGTATTCTTGTAATTAACCATAAAACTTGAATCCACAACTACATGATTGTAAGTTTTAATAGTATCATCAGGAACTTCATACCAATAACTATTTAGTGCATATCCGGCTGTGTCTGCATAGAGTACACTGTCAATGGATAAGTACATCTTAAAGATAGTATCGTTTCTTGTAACAAGTACAGTATCAGATTCAGCAAGAGGAACAGTCAAAAATACATTAGTAGTATCATCTTTAATGTTAGTAGAGTAAAGTCCATACCAAGGAGAGGAGGCTAATCCCATTGATGATTTAGATATTCCGGGTACATTAAATCTATAGATACCATTAGGATCAATAATCACATAACCATTACCTCCAGATAAGATAAATCTATCAGGTGAGTTTAAATTAAGAGTACTATCAAAAGTAGTATATCGTATAGATGCCTGTCCACCATCTAACATATATAAAGTAGTACTTGTTCCAGGATATATAGTATCTAATGTTATCTCTGTAATAACTTTAAGTGGAGCATAAACATTTATTTCTTCTCCAACAGATTGAGAAGTGTGAAAGATACTATCAATTAATAAATTTCCATCAATTTTTAAGTCATTATCAATATAAACAGGTAAAAAAGATTTATTGCGAATACTATCATTATGATTATACCACATAGTAATAGTACTATCAGTTACTATTGTTAAAATGCTATCATGAATATCTTCATTCCAATCTTGATTTAATTCATAACCAAGATTTTTTAAACGATCAAGTACCCACATTTTAGTGGGTACTTGAGAAAAAGCAGAAAATGAAACTATCAAAAAAAGCAGTGATATAATAAATCTTTTCATAAACTATTAATCTTTGTGATCTTTGGTAAAATCTCCTAAATAATTAGTTCCATCATATGTAAATTCAATTTTATCAATTCCACTACTTACAGTTCCAGTATAATCTGTTCCACCTGTCCATAAAATTATAGGATCGAAATAGACTGGAAATGCAGTACTACTTGTATCATGCACTAGTATTAATGTTAATCTTGCAGGATAAGAAGGATCAATTAATGTGAAGTTTACTGTATCAACAACAGTAACAGTTTGTAAATTACCAAGTTTCCAATTAATACTTGTTTCTACAGTATCACCTGCTACAGCAGTAAATGTGTTTGTGACAACATTATCAAACATTGCTGTTTTAGTTACTGTCAAAAAAGGTGTTTCCATTTTAATTTTGGCATTTACTTCATCAGGTGTAAGAATATTTTTCTTTCTTTGACCAAATGAAGTACCTACTACCAATAAGGATAGTACAATAAGTAAGAGTTTTGCTTTCATGATTTTTTAATTTTAATTGTTATTCTTTGTATTTTCTTGTTAATCTAAACATTAAATCGAAATATCCACTATTGGTATCTGCACTAACAGATTCAACTTCTATTATTAGAAATGGATAAGTAAAAAATTCTTTCTCCATTGTTAGTGATGTACTTCCTTCAAATAATAGTGTATCTCCATAAGCTACATAAGAATTAGTACTATCTGCATCATCAGCTACTTTAAATCTTACATATAATGAGTCTTCAATAGATGCTGATGTTCCAATCACATTAAAACCAGCAGCATTTAATGGCATTTCTAAAATAATAGTAGTATCAGAAAATAAAAATCCACCTGTAATTGTATCTAATGCAAGATCATTTAATACATAAAATGGTCTGTGTTTTACACCTATTTGTGAAAATCCTGTTACACAAATGATTGTAAATAATACTATAAAAAATAACTTTTTCATATTTTTAAATTATGGTGTTGATATTGTATATACTATTGAAGGATTAAAATACATTACATCTGCTGATATTGCAATACCTACTGGTTGTATTAAATCTCCACCTGACGGTATTGTTTGTGTAAATTCTCCTGTTGTAGCACTTAAATAAACAATTCCTGAACTACCACCTACTGTTAATGTCCATGCATCATTTCTTACATATCCTCTTTCTATGAATTGTCCAGATGTAGTATTAGCATCTTCTATTGCCATCCACAAACAAGGTGCTGTAGATGTAGCACTTGCATCTGCTTGCCAAAGTTTTCCATCAGATTTCATATAACAGAGATCAAATTGTTTTACATCTTCTCCTGTTGTATGAGTAGAAATGATACCATTAAATTGTTGATCAGCATTAGGTGAACTATCAAATTCTAATGTATTATTAATTACTATACTTTTTTCAGAAAAGTCACCATCTATTAGTTTAGATGTTGATGAATTTCCTATAATGAGTTTGTTATCACCTGTTTCTGTTAATCCAGATTGATAGCCTATAAATACATTACCTGATTTTTTATGTTTTGTACTATTACCACTTCCTGATTGATAACCAATATAAACAGAAGTTGTTGAGTTAGTATCGTAAGCTGCTGCTTCATAACCTATTGCTACTGAATTAGCACCAAAGTCATTTTCATATCCTGCTTTATAACCAATAAATACATTGTTATTTCCAGTAGCATGATTGTATAATACACTACTACCAATTGCTGTATTATAAGAGGCTGTATGAGTTGCATTTTTTATAGCATTACTACCTATTACAGTATTACCACCACCAGTAGTATTTGCATATAAAGAATAATATCCAATTGTTGTATTTTCATCACCAGTAGTATTTCCATATAATGATCTTTCTCCAATTCCAGTATTATAATCTCCTGACATTGTTAGATTTCCAGCATTATAACCAAGAAATGAATTACCAGTTCCTATTGAATGAGCAAAATTAGCACCACCTAATTTAATAATACCAGTTGTTGATGTTGTAGCTGGAAGATATAAATTTCCTGAAAGCCCAACACTACCATCTACATCTAATTCATGTGCAGGAGAATTTGTACCAACTCCAAGATAATCACTTAATGTAGTAGCATATAAAGCACCTATGTCATTATCTCTTGTCCAATATCCAGTAACAGAATCAGTAACTTTATTTGCATCAATATAGTAAAGATTTTCAGCACCATTTTTATCAATACCTACAAGATAATAATCAGAAGATGTTAATCCTGAATCATCTTGTAATCCTGAAAATATTACTGTAGTATCAGCTTCAAGAAAATGATTGCTTTTATTTGTAATTGTAGTTCCTACCAATGACCATAATGTTGTATCAGCATTTAAAATAATAACTGTATCTGTTACTATATTATTTCCGTATGTATAAATAAACAAACTATCAGAATTTGTAGAAATTCCAGTTGTATTTTTATAGTAATTAAAGATTGCTGTATCTGCTTTTATATCATTTAATACTTCTAACTGTTCAGTTGGTGTTCTTGTACCTATACCTGTGAGTGTAGATGTATCTGTAATAAACATAAAATTATTTGCTGTGTCAACTGTCCATCCAAACAATGTATCCATTTCAGCATGAGTAAGATAATATAATCCTGAATCTGCAGAATTATATACAATCATTCTTATCGTACTCATATCATCTATTTCTTTAACCACAATATTTGCAAAAATTGTAGTATCAAATACAGAAAATCCTGTTACATTGAAATTACCATTAACTTTAGCATCTGTAATATCAGGTCTTGTATAAATTAATCCACCAGTTTTATACCATAAAGTATCAACTCCACCTGTACCAGCTACAAAGTTTACAGTTCCATCAGTATTTACAACAATATATTTATTAGTATCTGGTAGTTCAATATTTCCTGCAACAATCATTGTACTATCTGGCTGACCTATTAATGCTGATATTGCATATTTATTTGATATTTCATATAATGCTGTAGCTGCTGAACATCCTGTTGGTAATACATAAAGTGTGTTTGTTTCAGCACTTAATACTAATGATGCAGGAACAACTGTTGATGTTGAAATATCTGTTGAATCATCAGCAACTCTAAATATATTTGTCCTTATTTGAGAAAATACTGATACAGAGATCAGTAGGAACAATATTGTAAATAATTTTTTCATTTTATCTTACAATTACAATGTTTGAATTCTCTTGTGGTATGTTTTCCAAAGTTACAACATTATTTAATATTGTATATTCGGATGAAGAAATTAATATTCCATTAATAAATATTGATGATTCTGGCCTGAGTACAATAGATTCTTCTGGAACTATTATAACTGCTTGATCCCCAGGATTTAATGATGGTGGAGTAACATAAATTGTTTCATACTTATTTATTTTTTCAGGTGCTTTTTTAACAGATGATACTCCTTCATTGTCAACACTTTGTATGGTTTTATATGCACCAAATGGGTATGTTTGTTTTAAATCATTCATTACTTTATGATTGTTATTCTGTCACCAACACTAAGACCATAAGATAATGTTACTGTTGTACCAGATACAATATAATCAGAACTTGGTATTGCAACACCATTGATGAAAATAATAGAATTACTATCAATCTCAAAAGCTAATGCATTAAATGTTTGCTTACCTTCAAGTTCAACAAATTCTTCAAACTTTGACGTTGCATCTTGATAGAAATAAGATAATCCATTCTCACATGTATATATTTGACTTGTAAATATTGATTCAAATTTTGCAATCCACATGTTTACATTTATACCTAATATGGCATAACAATTTTCAAGTTCTGAAAATGCAAATAATTCATCAAGTGCATCTTGTTCTCCATCATTATAATCAGAACTTCCTGCTGTTGCAGGTGCTTCTACATAATCAAAATCAATTTCTGATTTTTCTGTGAAATATGCCATTATATAGAAATATGACATTGTTTCACGAAGAAGTTGTTCAGTATCAGGTGAATAACCATATGTATCCACATAGTCCATATAATATTCAAGCTTCTGAACATATCTGTCTATACCTTCACCTATCAGCAATCTAAATGCATGTTCTGTATATTTTACAAAACATGGTGATTGCAAAATGTCTTTATAAGCAACCAGAGAATTAATTGCCAGATAAATATCATTTCTTATTTGTTGTGATTTATTGTATTGTCCATTTGTACACAAATCTTGTGATGTTTGTGAACATTGACAAATTAAATTTCTTATGGTTGGTATTAATCTTGCTCTAAGTGTTGGATAATATCTTACATAATAATTATAATATGTTCCGGGTTGAAAACTTGTTGATTCACTACTATATCTTATTGATATAATATAAGAACCTTCTTCTGGAAATTCTAACAATTCAGGATCACCTTCTTGTAAGTATTCATTTTGAAGTACAAGTGTTTTATAATTGTTTTCAATCTGATACACATAATAGGTTACTGTACCACTTCCAATACACTCAATATAATAACCATCTAGTGTTCTATAAAATTTATATCCTGGCGTATTTATCCTCATAGTAGTAAAATTTTAAAAAGAGTGGGAGTTTCCTCCCACTCAGACAGACAAAAAAGAAAGGAAAAATTACGGGGTCAGTACTCCCGCTGCTGCGACAATATTATCCATCACATCATTCAGGTCAGCTACACCAATAGAATCTATTGAGATGAAATAAGTAGTAACTGAGTTTTTATGTCTCAACCAACCTGCAACAGATTCATTTTCATACTGCAATGTATGAATTGTGTACTGTGCAGTATCACTTGGTACAAGATACAAAAAGTCAGGATATGGTAATCCATGCAATGCTGACTGCCTGTAGGGGCCAGGTCTTCCATTCCATCCACCAGCTTCATATTCAATTTCTTTCAGTTCATAGCCATAGTTTGTACCATAAACCATTGCAACTGAAGCATTGTTAATTGTGCACCATGAGCAGTTTGAACCTGACATGGAAGCATAACCTTGAATTTGACGAAGTTTGAAGAACTTAGGATTAATGTTCACAAAACTGTACATTGAAGACAAAGGCTTCACTGTAATTGTGATAGTGGCTGCTGCTGTGCTATCAAGTGTGATAAGTTCAGCAAGTGTTCCTGTTCCACCAATTGTACCTGAACCTGCTCCAGAAACACCAGTAGTATAGGTAATAGTAGATGCACCACCTGAACCTGTGTAAGCAATTGACAAATCCATGAACTGATCTTCATCATTCACAATACCCATGAACAAGTCATACAGTACTTTGTTTGCATAAGCAGCATCTTCACTTGCTAATGCACAATGTGTATCAGATACAAAGGTTTTTTTGGCTTGATTGTAACCAAACCTGCCATAAATCTCTGTGTTTCCACGGAATTCAATTCCAATTCCATATTCACTGCCAGACAACACCTGATCATAATTAGGTGTAATTAGAATTTGCTGATTAACTGCTGTTGCTGCTGCAGATTCATTGTAAGACCTGATGTTTCTCAATTGAATATATTGACCTGCACTCCTGTAAATAACACCAGTTGTTCCAAGAGTTCCAGTCAAACCTTTAAATGCAACATAAAAAGCATCAGGTACATTAGCTGCTCCAGCACCACTGCCAGCACCCAAGTTCACAGCAGTATCATTTGATGCATCAAATACTCCCCATGCACCATCAGCCATGGCTGAGATATGACCAGAAGTTACTGCTGCTGAATTAGGAAGTACCAATAGTGTGTAAACGTCATTAAGTGTACTCATGATATTTTAATTTAATTGTTTAAGATTAAGTTTGTTTTGTTTTAATTGATAAGCTGTTGGTAATTCTAATTCACCTGCAGCCAAGAGCACAGCTATATCTACAATCTCTGTATGAGTATGTTCTGGAAGTTCACAATCTACAGAGCCAGTAAGAACTGTTCCTCCGGGAAGAGTATATCCACCTGCAAGAAAGTCCTTAGCATTGTGTATATAGACATGTCTTTTTATATAGTCAAGTCTGAAAGTTGAAATCAGAAAATCAGCATGATAAGCTTTTATTCCTGTATTAAGAAATCTCACATTAAGTTGCCCCCATTGAAATGATGAATTATAAAAAGAACGATTTTCACTTCTATTATTATGTTTGATAACTGTTACATCCATCTTTCTTCCACCACATGTTTTGAGTTGATCCTGATCAATGTATGCAATAGCATTAACTGATTGATATGCAAGATAATCTGTTGGTAGTGAGTATATAGTATATCCAGTTCCTTGTGATGCTACTGTACAATAATGATCATCAACTACTAGTGGATAAATATCATCAATTGTTCTTTGAAAGGTTTCAAACCCTAAGTGATTTCTTAACCTAGGTACTGCTATAAGTAATGCAAATAACTGAAGAGCTTCATTGAGAATCCAATCAATCTCAGGAATTTTAAGATTTCTGTATTCTTGTGAATCAAGCTTATTAAGCTTTCGCTTAAAGTCATAATGCATGTCAGCGATTTTCATCTTAACTGTTTAACTTTTCTAAAATGATAGCTTTTAATTTCTGATTTTTTACATCTGAAAAATATTCAATAGTACTTTCAATGTCAAAACCTACCTGATCTCCCATATAGTATATTGCTGAACCATCTTTTGTAAGGATGTTTCTATGAATTGCTTCTAATACTGCAGCTCTGATATAAACCATAGCATTATCCATTTCTGCATATTTTACGAATTCAACTGGTTTTTCAGTAACAATCTTATCAATTTCTACATTAACAAAATCATCACTCATACCTCTTGCTGATTTGTCTGACAAAATTTGAATGATGTTAATCTTTTCATCTTTTGACATTTTTAATGATAATGAAGTAGCTTTATTTTTCAGTTCAACTTTTTTAGCTTTAATTTCAACTTCTTCTTGTTCATCAAAAATAACATGATGAGCATCAGGCCATAAACCTTCTTCCCATTCCTTCATTGAATTTGCAACAAACTTACTTGCTTTTAATATTTTAACCTTAATTTCATCAAGTGGTTTGGATGTGTCAAAGATCGTTGTTGAATTTGGCAATTTTATCATTGCTGCTGCTGTATTCCAAAATGGATGCGGTTGTTCATGATTAAAATTATCAGATAAATCAAATCCTGTTAATTTTCCTAATCTTACTTTATCTTCTTCTGTAAGTCCTGTAGAATATTTTTGTGTTTGTTCATCATACAGTGCTTCAATTACTTTAGGTCTTGTGAAATCTTCCTTTCCTGATTTCTCATGCCATTTCTTCAATGGTAATGGTCTAACTTCTACTAGCATATTTGTCTGTTTTTAATGTTTAATTAATTTGCAGTAGGGATGTTTTCCCTACTGCAAATATAATTGATTATTAGTTACGTGATAAGATTAATTCACCACATTTGGTAATATCTTCAACATGAATACCACATTGTTTTTCAACATGCATTTCATAATAGTTACCTGAATGTGACATAAGTTTTCCGTTATTTGGCCCATAAGGGTTCACAAGACCAGCTACATAGCCAAGTTTGTAGCCATTTTTCTTGTTAATAACCCTGATATTTGAACTTGCTCCTTGTCCTGAAAAATCAAGGAAAGTAATCCTCATTGATTCCATTGGATAACCACTTACAGGATCAATTTCAAAGTTGATTTCACGATCATCGTAGAGAGGATTATGAATGAGTTCAAGTTCTGCTCCATTTGCCATCTGGTATTTTGTAAACTGATAACCAGCTTCCAATGCATTTTGATGGAAAGGTGAAGTTGTTTTCCTCATTGTAAGGTCTTGAACAACAGTAATGAAACCAGTTCTTTCAGCCCAATTTTGAATTGCCCTGTGGAAAAGGATCATTCCATATTCACCAGTGAAACCTTTGATTTTCCTACCACTTCCGGGTTTTACCCTTGAATAGAAAATGTCCATCAAATATTCTTCAACCAGTTTTGCTGTTAAGAATGAGTAATAGTGAATGTGAGAATCCTCAAGCTGTTCCTGTAAACCGGGGCCAGTCCTGACAGGTCTTCCATTTGCACCAAGTACTGTATCTGTTGAACGTGAATACCAGAAACCTCTTTCAATTTCCCTGTACCATTGTTCCCAATACTCTACTTCGGCATACTTAATCCATGAATCATGGTAATTTCCTTTGCTGTCAGGAATTTTTACTGCTAATACTTCATCAGCAGCATCACCTGTTACTTTGTATTTTTTACGATACCTTGACATGTGATTTCTCAATGCAATTGGCATCGAGTATTGAGTGCTACCTGATTGTTCAGCAGCTTCTTCATACTGTGAGAACAATTTTGCCCACTGTTGTCCGGGAGCAAAATATTTTGCAGGTACATAAGCAGCATCATCATCATTCATTAGCCTTGCAAGATAGAGGAAACCAGTTCCACTTTTCTTACCTTCTTCCTGAATACGACATTGATACTTTTTGTTTGATGTTCCGGGAGAAACAATATCTCCAGGTTCCCAATGCTTCTCATCAACTTTAAGTTTAATAAGGTTTTTGTAACGCCCTGCTTGTGTTGCTACAGCACTGTCAGAATAACTGCCAATGTTCTCTGTTACTACAAGTGGTCTTGTTACAGCACCTTTAAGTTCCCATTCCCATTCAGTTGAGGTAATGGTTTCTTCTCTACCAACACCCATTAGATTCATGCTAAGTGGGTTATCAGAATACCTATGTGCCGTGAAGAGTTGGTTCATCTTTCCTTCAAACACATGAGGTTTTGCTATCAGTGCTGCTCCAAGATGATTCAACTCTGTCATATTGGCATGCCAAGGCATCTGTTTGGTAATAAGACTGCTTTGTAATTGTGCCATAATTTAAGAGTTTTTACTATTAATTTTTAATCGTTAAAATAATCAGATAATGATTTTTTATTAGAACTTCCAGAACTTATCGTTTTTGATCCTTTTTGTGTTGATTCAAGTTTCCTTTTAATGTTAATTGTTTTCTTTGTTTCAATTGTTCTTTCCAAGTCTTTTAAGTCAAAGTTATTTTTTACAAGTTTTGCTAACAAAATAAGGGTATCATGTTTATCAGTCAAATTTTTCATGTCAGCTTGAAACTGAGTTATATATCTGTTTTGACCAATTTTTACAGCAGGTTTTGTTATGTATCCTAGAAGCTCTGATTTATCTTTTTTGTTGATAACTATGTTATTTACTTCTTCAACAGTATTAAGTGATTCTGTAAGTTTCTTTATGAAAGCAACTTTGTCTTGTTCACGAAGATTTTTTCTTTCTTCTTCTTGTTTTACAATTGCTTCTTTGAGTTGTTCTTCCTCAGTATTAATTTTCTGTTCGTAGCTTTGTGCAAACTTTTTTAGTTTTGCAGTACTTTGTAACCACTCAATCCTATCATCAATATCATCTGCTGACATATTTTCGTATGCTGAAAGGTAATGTCTGACAATATTTTCTTGATATTTTTTATCTTCAATATTACCTTCTGGCCTTTCAGTACCCCTTTTCATTAACTCAAAGAACTGCTTTGTATCACCACCTTCTTTTTTAAATTTTAAGAATCTTTTAGCATCATCATCAAGTTCACTAAAAAAAGCTTCAAATGTTTCATCAACCCTTGCTTCTACTTCTGCATCTTGAAGTTCGATGAATTTTTCTTGATCAATTTCTTGTGTTTCATCAATTTCAACATTAGCAAATACTCCTGCTTCTTTTAATTCACTTGCCAGTACTTTAAAGAACTCTTTGTTTTTTGTTGATGGTTCTTCTGTTTCTTCTGTTTCTGTTTCAGAGAATGGTTCTAATTCTCCTTCGTCTCCATCTCCCCCTTCACTTTTGTCTCCGTCTCCACTATCTCCGTCTCCACTTCCGGTATCACTTCCATCTTTATTGTCGTCTCCTCTTCCTTTTTCTTTGGATTCTTTTTTGGAGCTTTTAGATTTCTTGGTACTTTTCTCATCTTTTTCTAATTTAAGTTGTTCAATTTCTTCTTGCGACAATGGGCTTTCCTCAGTTTCTTCTTCAAAAAGTTTAACTCCTTCACCATCCCATGTAAAATTGTCGAGTTCCATGTCTTCTTTTTCTGTCATTTCCATACAAAGTTAAGTTTAAATATTAATAATTATTCAGTTTGATTATGAATGTCTCCTAATAGCGTTAATTATTTACTGGTAGATTTTGATGCTTTTTTATTTTCAATTTTGATTTTTTCTTTATCTACTTCTTTTTGGTGTTCAAACTTACGTTCATCCAATGATTGTTTTCTATCTTTTAATGCCAGTTCAACTCCTTTTGTTGCAACTTCCAGTACATCAGGTATGTTATCATTATCTATATCCTTATCTTCATTGAATCCCATGGCAAGAATTACTTGTTTTTGTATTTCTGTTTTGCGATTTTCTTCTTCTTTTAATATAATTAACTCTTTTGCTCTTTCATGATCTGCTTTTTTGTTTTCTTCTTCCATTGCCATTAGTTCTTTTTGACCTGATATTTTACGTTCTTCGATGTCCATCTTTCTTTTCTGCATCTTTTCTTCTCCAACCATCAGGAACTCTTCTGCTTCTGGAATACTCTCTGCTCTAAGAACTTTTATTGCATCACTCATTTCAAGCATCTGATTTTGTATTGCTGCATTAGCAAATAATCTTACATCTTGCTTAACATCATTAGCTTGCATTGAGTCTGCTACAAATAAACCAAAATGTGATATATTCAACAATTCTTTATCAAGTCTAATCAGTTCCCTTGAAAAATCATCCATTATATAATCAAGGTATTTTTTATCACCTATGGCATAACAATATTTACCAATATTTATTAATGCTGTAAGTACATTTCTTTTTATAGAATTATGTAGTTCAAAGTAAGGTTCTATTACATATCCACTGTTTGTTAATGCTTTATCTGTTGTTTGTGCAGTTTGATATTGTCCAATTCTACCTTCCATTTCTTTTGTTACACCAATAGAAGCACCACATCTAATATCCATGTACTCAGCAAGTCGTATATATTTTTCAATATCACTTGCCAATGACATATCAATTTCCTTTGCAGAAGTGGCAATATCCCCTTCACGATTACCTTCTTCGTTAGGATTTAAAAATCCAATCTTTAATGCTTCTGCATAGTAAAGCCATTTTTGCATATCAATCTTTTGTGATTGAGGTATCATGTTCATGTTCATCAGAAGAAGTTTACCCTTATCTGATGCCATTAATAGTTCCATTCTATACAGAATAACATTAAAATAGTATTGATAGATTTTCATTCTATCCATTGGTGATGTTGGCTGTGAATTCATATCATCATACACAGCACCCATATAATGTAATTTGCAGTTGTATGGGTCTTCAATATTTATAACTTGTCCGGGAACAGGTCTTAGTCTTGCATAAATATCTCTGTTTATTTTATATCCCTCATATACTCTTGGTATCCATTGCCAATCTACTGATATATGACCTGCTTGCTTATCCATCTTAAATGTTTCATCAACAATGGTTGTTTGAATTTCTCCTACCTCATCTATGTAATTGAGAAATCCAATTTTTTCAAGAGCTTTCCACTCCCTATGAAGTACTCTTATTTTTGAATCATCACTTGATGAGTTAAATGAAAACTCTATATCTTCTGATGTACCTGAATTATAATCTTCATATAACTCATCAATTTCTTTTTCTGTTAGCTCATCACCAAATAACTCAATTATTTGTGTAGGTGATAACCACATTTCTACACCAGCCCATTCACCATCTTCAATAAAATCAGTATCCTTTGATTTATCAAAGTTAAAATACATTGGATTGATAACTTCAAATAATGGTTTATAGTCACTCATTCCAACCCAATAAACTTCATAAGCTGAGAGCATTGCATGTTTCCATCCCTTATTAAACTTTCTTTTGCATTGTTGTTCCTGTATAATATACTTGAGAATCTGAGATGCCATTACTTCTGCAGGGTCTTGATGTTTACGTTTCATGTAAATCATAACCTCTTCAGGAGTTTGAGCATTTATTTCTTCAGCCATCTGTTGCTGAATTTGTTGCTGTTGTTGTGGACTTAATTGTTGTCCTTGTAATTGTTGTGCATATTTCATTTGAACTTCCTGTTGTATTGGAAGCATAATTTGTTGCACAACATATTCTCTATATCTTTTAAATGCCTCTTGTTCTTTTCTTGTTGTAGCATCTTCATTTACTGCAAATACACGCCATGGAAAAGGTCTTTCCATTTCCATACCTAGCAGTACTTTGATCTTGTTAGATACAATGTCTTTATTTGTGAAGTCTGCAGGAAGCTCTCCTACTTCATTCCCTAATGGATTTATCACATATTCAAAATCTTTCCTGTTAATGATACCATTAAAGAGATCATAATTAGTTTTCTGTCTCATATAATCAGTACTATCATAGAATATACTTGTATTATAAGTTGTTCTATGATCAAGAAAGTCAATAGTATCTTTATACCATTGTTTTTCATTGGCATTTTTTGCCGCAGAGGATAATCTCCTGTCTCTTCCAATCATGATTAATTTCTTTTAAATAGTTGAAGTTCAAGTAATTGTTGAGCAGTACTGTGCTGTTGGTTTTCTTCGTATTCTTTTCCTTCTTCTTCTTCCTGTAGCTGGAACATGACCATCATAAAAGCCATAACTCTGTCAAAGTTACCTTTTCTATTATAAGCTATCAATTCTTCAATTAATCCGGGTGAATAAATTTTTTCCAAATTTAACACTTTATTTCCATTTTCATCCCAATCCCTTATGTCAAGTAGCCATTTTTTTATATATTTCTCTCCTGCATCCTTTAATTTTTCTGTCATGTGAATACCATAAACCCTAGCTACCTTTGAGTTTTTAATGTTTTTAGATATGACAGCATCAGGTTGTGCAGCCAAAAGATATAATCTTTTTTTCTGTCTAAAATAATTTTTTACTTCAAGTACTTCATTTTCATGCATCAATTCAAGATTGTAAATCATGGCAAGATACATGACATTCTTATTAAATGTATCAAAATCTTTTGGTCTTCCTACATATTCAGCTACAATTGTATCACCTGAATATGAAAATTTGTTTCTTGATTTATAAACATAAAAAGCACCTAATGATGCTCCTGATGATTGATCTTGTCTGTATGGGTCATATCCTGCTTTATATAATCCTCTTGGTGCATTAGGTATTGGAGATTCATAGATAACAACACAACCTGTATTATCCATTGTATCTTTTGGTGGATATGCATTTACTGGTGAAAGTTTACTTGAAAGATCAGGTTTCATTGATGGTGCTTGAAGTTCTGTATCCCAATATAATTCAACAGGTTGTGCTTTTTTCTTAAATAATCCCTCAGAGTTAATCTTATTAAGCTGATTTCTTAATTCTATAACTGGAAAATCATTAGTTGATACATCCAGAAATGATTCTTCTGGTGTGAAAGAATATTGTTGGATATAGTTTTGAAAGTCTGTTGAGTTACTTTCTTCTTCAAGTTCTTTTCTATATTTTAATTCATATTCGTATGCAGATACTTTATCACTATTACCATGTTTGTCAATAAATCCCGGCTTACACCAGTAGTCAGGAACATAAAATCCACATTTAACATTTGGTGCTACTTTTGGAGACCATATATTATTAAAAGGTAATAATCTATTTATTTTTGGATGATAAAAAAGATTAGCAAAATCAGTTGTTCCACTTTCCATGTCACCACCTGTACCAAATATAATTGCTTGACCTGTAGTATAAATACCATCTTCAAGTGTAGGTCTTGTTTTAGTGTATGATTCTTTTAAATTAGGAAACATACCTGCTTCTTCAAATAATACAAGTGTACCATCTTTACCAATAGCTGCATTAGGATTATTTTGAAATGTTAAAGCAAGTATTGTAGATTTGTATCCTTTCTCTACTGTAATATTATTATCATCTGTTTCTGCAAATGAGGCTTTCTTATGATTTACTTTATCAGTATATTCTCTTGCTTTTGCCCACCCTGTATATTCATTAAAGAAGTTAATGTAATCAGATGCCATTTTCATTGTACCTTCTGGATACATATATTCTTTTACATAAGCACCTACTACTGATACTGAATTTCTAACAGTATTATATCTGTTTGCAAGTAAGAATCCATTCTTGTAACTAAATCCTTTACGTCTTGATTTACCTACAATCATGTGCCAGCCACCATTAAGATAATCAGGTTCTATTATTACTTCTAATCCTAGTGCTTCATATTCTTCAATTGTTGCACCCCATCTTGCAATATCTAGTGTCCAGAAATAATTATAATCTAAATCCCAAAAACTAGGAAATGTAACATCTTTAGCTGCACCTTTTCTTTTTCCTACAGTTCTTGTTCTTGTATTTTTTGACGCTACTGCTTCTGCTAAATCTTCAAATTCTTTTGTTAATTTTATTTGTCCAAAATTCAAATATCCATAATGGTCTCCTGTTATTTTTAAACCACCAGATGAATAACCATTTATACATCTGTTAATTTGTTCTTCCCAATATTGAGTCCATGCAGGACTTTCCCATGGATCAGCACAATAGTAACCATACTTGAGAAAATGTAATGCTTCTTCTCTTAGTCCTTCTGTGTTGACAAATATGCCATCTGAATTTTTTAGAGCATTAACTTGCATCTTCTTGTAATTCTATAACATTTAATGATTCACCTTCTTTCTTTAATGCTAGTTTCATTTTTTCTATTAGTCTTGTTTTCGACATTGGTATAGGCCAGCAATCACCATTTGTTAATCTGACAGTAGTTTCATTTGACATATTGGCATCATTAAAAGCACAAATATGGTCAATGTTAATATAAATATAACCTTCATCAAGAAGATCATTTCTTGAACTACCATTATCTATCATATCATCAATAAATTCTTTTGACGAATCTTGTGGTATGTAGTAAGTTTTTAATTTTAGTATGATCATATTATATTAATATAAATTTTATCGTTTATTGTTTTTATCAAATTTATTAATATAGTCATTGCTAACTTACTAGAGAATACACCATTTTCGTTTCTTGTTGTACCAACTAATATACAACCATCTGTATCAGAATGATAATTTCCAGCATGAATTCTTATCCCATCAAATCCTGGAACATTTAGCAATAGTGGTAGTTTCTTTTTAAATCTGTCTGAGTAGGTAAACACTACTTCATATTTTCCTTTTGGTATTGCAGTTCTTCCTTTTATCTTTTTATCTCTTTCTACATCTTCCAGTGTAAAAAGAGTTGTTCCATCATTCAATGTTAATACACCTTGTGTATGTATTTCAGTTGATGGTTCTCGTTTTAATGTCCATTCAATCATTTTGTGTTAGTATTGCTAGTCCTCCATTTTTTTCTAATTTTGAATATCCTTGTACAGAAAGTACATTTCTTGAGTAACACTTTGGACATTTTAATTTTGCATAACATCCCTTATAAGTGAATACTGTTTTACATTTTACACATTTGTATTTCATCGTTCAAATGGATTAACTCTTCTTTGTTTTGTTGCTCTTGATGATTCCAGTAATTCTTGTCTTACTTTATCACGAAGTCCTTGTAATGTTTTTAATACTTCTGCTGTTTCTTTTAATGCTCTTGTAATATCTGCTGGTTTATAAACAGCATTTCCCTGATTTGTTCTCGCACCAAAATCAAAACTATTAAAGAAACTAATCATCTTTTCAGCACCATGCATTGATGCTTCATAGAATCTTAATGATGGTGATGCTTTTTGTTGAAATTCATCTAGTGTATCAATTAATGGATTGATGTTAAGTTTTTCTTCTGTCATTAATATATTAATTTCTACACCACTAGGTAGATGTGATAGTATCTTTTCACTTCTTAATTCTTCTTTGTAGCCAATAAAAATATTACGTGAAGATTGAGATACCATAAAATATGCATAAGCAATAATATCAATTGCCAATTCTTTTTCGTAATTTTCCCATATATATCTGAATTCATCAATTAGTAATAATTCAGGTGATGGTAAAATTCTTGTACCTTCTACTATAAATAATCCTTCCATTGTTGTAGTTTGTCCATGTGTTTTTTAAAATGCTCTTTGTTTGCTTTTACGTAACTAAATAGCAAATTCATATATCTTGTGTATTGTTTCTCGGTAATAAGATTCTTTTCAAATCTCATTTGATTATATCCAGCCATCTTAATAATCATTCCGGGTAATACCATAAATGATCCAAGATAAGTGAATCTAATCAAAGGTAATACATCATCTGACATTTGCCTCCTGAGATGAATGAATGGGGTTTGGCATATAACTTTGAAATCTTCAAATGTCATATCTGGTTGTTCATTTCTTGAACAAAGATAGTCATAATATTGCTGTATTATATCATCACCTTTTGCCATATTAGATATTTTGTTCTAATTGCCTTTTTGATAGATTATCAAGATGTATTTCATACCATTCATCAAATGTAGTCCAGTATAAACATGATGGGCATTGATAAACATCAACATTATTATGATGTTGGAATTTCATTTTGTTCATTTCTGTTTTACATTCAGGACAAATAACAGACGATTCCCATAATGTTTTACGTATGAATTTAAAATTAGAATTTAATGATTTTTTTTCAAGATTATCTTCTCTTGAATAAAGAACATTAGCTATCCATTTATCAAATTCTTCTACAGTAATACCACCTTTATAGTATAAAGTTTGATCTTGTATTTGTTCCATTAATCCACCAGTACATTTTGTAGGATGATGATCTATCTTTTTATGTTTGTATGTCCTGTGTTTTTTCATAATGATAATTTTTCTGTTAATATCCTTCCTCACAAGCTTGGCAGCAAAATATAGGTGTTTTTGCTTCTGTTTTAGTAAATACTCTTTTACAATGTGGACATGTTTTAATGGGTTTTGGAAATGTTCCAGTTTCTTCAAATACTGTATTTGTTTTTTTCATGATTTTGGTTTTGAGTCTGTCAAATTAATTAGTCTAAATCTGTAATCTTGTATTTCTTCTTCTGGAAATAAAATAGGTAAGATTTTATTTCCTTTGATAAAGCCTTTGTCTTTCAGGCTTTTAAGGTAGTTCCCCAATCCACTGATAGAAATAGATAGTTTGTCCATTATCAGTTTACGTGCTGTAGTTCCAAATCTGTCATTTGCTATATCACCGCTTAGTGACATGAAGGATGCAAGTACTTCTATTTCTTTTGGTGTCAATGATATTGGTAGCATTGGATTGATAATTGCAAGGTGCTTTGCATAATAAGCATCCCTTGTAAGTCTTACTTCCTTTTTTATCATAGTTTTTTATCTTGACACAAAGTTAATATTAAAATGAATAATAATCCAAAAAAATCTGAAATATTTTTCAATTTAAAAATTCTAAAAAATTTTTTGGAGGTTAAAAATTTGTTGGAGATTTGTGAGAGGATGAATGCCCTTGATTCAAACCCCGCCCTATCATCGTTGGTTTTCTGTGTACCCCCCCACCAATGAAACCACAACAAGCTCACTGTCTCTCCACACAATGAATCCTATCACATAACCTAATCATTGTACCTTTTGGAAAGCTACTCTAATGCATACCTTGTCACACTTTGCAACCTGCATATACTACTTACCATTAATTAGTTCAAACCCTGACTTAATATCGCAATATTGCAACATGATGCCTAAAATCTGACAGTTATGGCAACAACTCTCATTCTTGAAAAGGTGACACCTTCCTCAAATGGTGGTTTTATCAACACATGGTCACAGGCAATCAATACCCCGTTGGGTATTATGCGTAGTGGCAATGAAGAACATCGTTATTGCACAAAGAGCAGAAACGAATTGTCTGTTGGTATGGAAGTAGAGATTGACCTCAACCAATGGGAAATCAGTGAATCCGACCCTTTTACAGGGAAAGACGGCAAAGAGTACACTACCAGATGGTTGCGTGTTAAATGATCCCAAAGCAGAACACAGATCATCGTGTTCTGCTATTCTTTATACAATTTAATTCAAACCCTTACTTATATCCAGTACTAACCTTTAAACATTTTACAACTATGAAACAAGCAATCGGTTGGCTACTCTTGCTCATTGCAATGATAGCAATTTTCTCGTTGTTGTCACCTGTAAGTGCACAGCAAATTGACAATGAATATGTAACAGTCAATTTGGATGGTGAAACTGCTAGTGTGACATTGAAATCGGTAAGCATTACCAGAGCTATCAATGAACTGGTGGATGCAAGTGTCAAAGGCAAACAAGCATCTCATGTTGTTACCAATGATAATGGTGATGATGTGTGGTTTGTTGATTACATTGACAAGACATACCTTGTCCTGTTCATTGATGAGCCTATTGCAGGTAGTCCATTCGCTAATACAACAGATGCCAAGAAAGCATTGAAGAAAGCCATGAAGGACTATTATGCAGCTAATAAAACACTGGTAGCCTATTATGCACCCCGGTAAACCAGCTTAACACTGAGAGCAGAAATGCTCTCTTTGTTTTTAGCAGTTAATTTTAATTCAAACCCTTGCTTAGTGCCAGTACTAACCTTTAATTATATTGTCATGACAAGGAAACAACAGTTTGAGAACAGCAGAGCTAAAGCTAAAGCAACCATAGTTGCTATAGTTGAGAAGAAGATTGACAGAGAGATTGAACAGATGTTTGGAAGACTCTCAAGATCATCCAGTTGGGGATAACCAGTTGAGGGCTGATTGCCCTCTTTCTATTTATAAACCTTAAAACTTAAATATATGGAAACAGACTTTGACTATTTAGAAAAAGCCATTAACATTTACCTTGATACTTATGGTAATAAACCTATTACACCAAGAGAATTAAGAACAATAGTTAATAATGCAAGAGTACTCAAGCAAAGAGAAAGGAAACCCAGAGTCATATTTTGGATTAACTAACAATCAGGAAGGTTAATAGCCTTCCTTTTCAATTGTTAATAAATTTAACATTTTTTAACAAAATAAATTTGACACGTATTATTTAAAAGCTTAGCTTTGTGCAGCCATCACCCCCACTCATATTAATATAATACTTAACTACTAGACAATAAATTAGGAGTTAATAAACCAAAACCAAAACTAACATTCAACTACTATTTTGGAAAGGGGTGCAGGGGAAAACCTTAGCTGATTGATTGGAGGCTTGCCAAGCTCACATATTTTTTCTTTCAGGAGCAACTATCAATATTGAAATTTGAAGCCTATATAATAAGGTATTGAGATTTAAACCCTATCTTAATGCCAGTAGCCCATCTTTTTCTTCCAGTAGTAACCATTGAGATTGAAAGCAAACTCTTACTTTTAATTAAAACCCTATCTTATTTTCGTGATAGATTATTCATATAAACCTGAATGATCCTTCATTGTGTGCTGATTACCGTCAACAAAAATTCAAACAAACACTTTGTTGAAAATTGTTGAGGGCTTGAAAGCCTTGCGAGAGTAGACATAGAGCCCAAACTAGGTGTTTCAGACCATTTGTACAAATCTTCATTTTTATCTCTATGTTTATACATAGCCTTTTACCCGTCAACTAAAATTCAAACCCTATCTTATTTTGGTAGGGAAATTAAAATATCCTATATTAATCAACGTCTTAATCAATGAATTTAAACAATCTAAAAAACAAACAAAATGACAACAGAAAGTAATGTCGTGAAGACACAAAAACGCAGCAAAGTAAAGTGTACACTGGTAAGCAAAGGCAATTACCAAAAAGACCATACACTTACCGCAGAACTCAGGCAAAAAGTGATCACAACCAGCAAATACCCCGGCATGCAGATCAGCAATGATATGCAACAGAATGTGTTTAGCATGGATGATTTTGATGTAAAACCGCAGGAGTTTACATCAGAAGAAACCAGAGTTGCGTGGATTGATGTGCCTGAAAACACCACAGTAAAAGATGTACAGGACAAAATCCCCGAAAAAGCTACCCTTTACAGGGTATTGAGCAACAGTCCTATCCTTACCAATTCACAGAAGAACGCAATTTCCCGCAAACTGATCACACTGGATACCATCGCCAATGCACAGGTACTCAGGTATCCTGCAGGCCATGAATCAGAAGGTGAAATCATCCTTGATCCTGAAGGTCGTGTGCAGTACAGGAAAATCTTTTTCTGGAAAGAACACAGAGAAGATCAGGACTTACGTGGCACAACCCCCGAATACAGAAGCAAGGAAATCATTGCCGAATTAGGCAGTGAGCCTGTCAGTGTTGAAGCTGAACTTGAACTTGCTGAAAGCTGGGAAGTCCAGGAAGACTAACCTAAAGTCGTAAACATAACTGTCAAAGAGAGTGTGATTAATTTCATGCTCTCTCTTTTTTTTAATAGCCAAAAAACAAAATTTACAATTATGGATACAATCAAAGTAGTTCGTTGGCCTGAAAGTCAAATATGTATGGATTGTGTGTATGGAGAATTTGTTGAGTCTGAAAAAACATTTACGTCTTCAGATTACATTTGCCATCATCCTTCAAAAATTAGACAAGATCAAGACTGTCCTCACAACAAAACCATTAAAGAAAAAACACATGCACATAGTTAATTTTCATATTTTTGCAACATAAAACAAAACTCACAATGGATAACTGGATACCATTAGAAATGTTAAATTTAAAAGACCCACTCATTATTAGATTGGTCAAACAAATTCATGTTGATACAAGAGACTTTCATTGTTATGTAAATGCTGATAAAGAATTACCACCTGAGACAGAAAAAAACAATGATTTTGGTAAAATGTCAAAATATGGTAACAGGTTTTTCTTTACATCAGATGAAGTAATAGAAATACTCAACAGATTGTACACTGAATCTGGTGGTGAATATAAATGGAGAATGTTAACACTGAAAGATGATGGTGCTAAATATTCAAAGGGATGGCAACTAAAATACATTCGCATTTACAAGATTAAAGACAAATGGATAATGTGCAATGCTTACAACTATGCACTAAAAAGAGAAGTCTTTGAATGTGAAGTTGACAAAGAATATACAAACGAACATTAATTTTTATATTTTTGCAACATAAAACAATAAAAACATGACAACAGACAAAGAACAAATCAACAAAAAGGTTGAGAAAATCAGAAAGAAATCCATTATTAAAGAATGGAAAAAAGAAATCGGTATTCCAAAAAGACAGTACAAATATGAAACTGTCATAACTTTTACAAGTTAGCCATGGACAATAACATCATTGACAACGAAGATGAAGGTACAATTTACAATACTACTGTACCTGATCCCACCTTATCCATTCCTCAACTACCAGAATTACCTGATGAGGACATTGGAACAACAAGAGAAAAAGAACTACTTTATTAAAATATAGGCCGAACAAATTATAATGAACCATTGGATTGTTGGGCTTAAAGACTGATAACTGAACGTGAGAAGGCAGAAAACAGTTAGTATCTCACTCACATGAGATATGGGATAGATTGTCAAGGCGAACAATTTCCCGATGTATAGCCAGCTATGCATTGAAAAAATAATATTTCTATCAAAAAGAAGGTTATCACCGCTTGGAGATAGACTAATCGAAGGTTGTCATTATGAAGAGGTAAGACATTAAATTGATACCTGTCTGGCAAATTGCATGTGAACACCTGCACAGTAAAAGAGCACAGTTTTGAAAAATAGATTGTGTTGAGTAAGCCAGTATAAACAAAGCCTTTGATTTTTAAGACATTTACACCAAAAGCTGATAGGCAGTCGAGCATTAGCAGGCACTATGGCTACTTGATATATACTAGTTTCTATCAAGTAGTAAGAATAGTAAAGGTGAAATTCCTTATTGGTGTAGATAGACGAACACAATTAATCTGCAAGAATGTAGGTTGTATCACAGGTGAAGCAGTCTGATGGGGAAACTAGGAAAGTAGCTCAGTTGGTAGAGCATTAGCGTGAAAAAAATAGTAATCTGTTATCACAGAATTAGAAAGCTGTAAAGGTGCTCAGGAGCATTAAAGATAGAAGATAACTAACAGCAATTAAAACAACTGGTTCTAAGGGTCAGTGGTTCGAGTCCACTCTTTCCTGCAAATTTAAAATACAAAGAAACTATGCAAGCACAACATCTAGCGTTAGCAGAGAAAACTGCGTAAGCAAATTAAATCTGTTGTCTATAAAGTTGCATGGTAATAGCCTGCTGAAAACAAACAGTGAGGGTTGTATTATCAACTGAAAGATAGGTAAATTGCTTGGACACTCCGAGTTAGAATTAAGGAGCCAATATAAAGGTTTAAACCTTTGCACGGGTGGTATGCTAAAGAGAACCACAGAACAAAACCTTATCATAGTCCTTTGCCAAAGGACGTTGTTTGTTGGATGATATTAAGACATCAGTTCTGATGACTCCGAAATGAGAAAATAAGAGTTTTATCAAGATATTCCAGGTGGCACTGGGCAGGCTTGTTTTACAGAGTAGTATATCAGTTGGTTAGATTACTTGGTTTGGAACCAAGAGGTCGTCAGTTCGAGTCTGACCTACTCTACATTAATAGTTCAACTTTTAAAGAAATGGAACAATTAACTAAGCAAGAAAAATTAAAGATTTACAAACTTGCACTTGAAATATACAAAAAAGAGATAGGTATATATCATTGGGTTGGTTTATGCAATGCATGTCACCAAGCAATGCGTAATTTATTCTATTTTTGTGATATTGAAAATTGTTTAAAAGAGTTAATGGATTATAAACCAATATATATAACTAATAATCATACCTATTGGTGGCCTGTTGATGATCATGAAATTCGTATTAAAATATTAGAAGAAATTATTAACAAACTTAAACAAGATGTCGAACAGCAATAAAACTAATATATGAAAAAAG